TATCCCTTCCTGAACAGCAAAGAAGACAATTACTGGAAGGCGATTGGGATATTAAAGAAGGAGCAGCTTTCACCGAGTTTGATCGCAACGTACATGTGGTTGACCCTTTTCGTATACCTAGCAATTGGGTTAAGTTTAGGGCATGTGACTATGGGTATGGAAGTTATTCTGCCGTTGTCTGGTTTGCTGTTAGCCCATCTGAACAACTCGTAGTGTATAGAGAGTTGTATGTATCAAAGGTACTAGCCACAGACTTAGCTGACATGATACTTGAAGCAGAAGCAGAAGACGGTAATATAAAGTACGGAGTATTGGACAGTTCACTCTGGCACAAGCGTGGAGACACAGGACCAAGCCTAGCAGAACAAATGATTATGAAAGGTTGTCGGTTCAGACCTTCTGATAGAAGTAGAGGAAGTAGGGTATCGGGTAAAAATGAAATACACAGAAGACTGCAAGTTGACGAATACACTGAAGAACCACGTATGGTTTTTTTCAATAGCTGTACAAATATTGTTTCTCAACTGCCGTCAATCCCACTGGACAAAAAGAATCCAGAAGATATAGATACTCACTCAGAAGATCACTTGTATGATGCTTTGAGATATGGTATAATGTCAAGACCAAGGTTTAGTGTATTTGATTATGATCCTGCAAGCAGACAAACAAATAACATGCCTGTAGCAGACGCAACATTTGGATATTAATATGGCAGAAGAAGAAATAATGATGGATGACACGTCTATAGCTATTGATGATGTAGCTGAAGAAGGTGGACAGGACGAAACAAAAAGTTATAATATCATACCATTTATAATGGACAGATATAAAAAAGCAGATGACTATAGAGAACAAGATGAACAAAGATGGTTAAGAGCTTACAGAAACTATAGAGGACTTTATGGTTCTGATGTGCAGTTTACAGAAGCAGAAAAATCACGAGTATTTATTAAAGTTACAAAAACCAAGACACTAGCAGCATATGGGCAGATAATAGATGTGTTGTTTGCTAATAATAAGTTTCCTCTAACTGTAGAGCCTACAACTTTACCTGAAGGTGTAGTATCTGATGTAAGCTTTGATCCTCAAGAACCAGAGAGTATTAGAAATAAATTAGATGAAATGGAAAGCCCATATGGTTTTTCAGGAGATGGACAAGACTTACCTGCAGGGGCTACTCAGAAAACATTGATGGACAAATTAGGACCATTACAAGGTAAGTTTGACGATATAGATAATCTTAGAGAAGGTGTAGGTAAAACACCTACAGCTATTACATTTAGTCCTGCAATGATTGCTGCAAAAAATATGCAGAAGAAAATACACGATCAACTAGAAGAGTCCAATGCAAATAAACATTTACGAAGCACAGCCTTTGAGATGGCTCTGTTTGGTACAGGTGTGATGAAAGGACCTTTTGCTGTAGACAAAGAATACCCAAACTGGGATGAAGAGGGACAATACTCTCCTGTATTTAAAACAGTGCCACAAGTTTCACACGTATCAGTATGGAACTTCTTTCCTGATCCAGATGCAAACAACATGGACGAAGCACAGTATGTAATAGAGAGACATAAGCTTTCTCGTACACAACTACGTGCATTAAAGAAACGACCACACTTTAGATCTCAGGTTATAGATGACGCTATAGCTATGGGAGAAAATTATAATAAAGAATACTGGGAAGACGATCTATCTGACTATTCTCCTGAACATGCTATAGCACGATTTGAAGTATTAGAGTATTGGGGTACAGCAGATGTAAGTATGTTAAGAGATCAACAAATAGAAATACCCCCAGAGTTAGATGACTTTGACGAAGTGCAGATAAATGCATGGATATGTAATAATAAAGTTATACGAATGGTGCTTAACCCATTCAAACCTGCAAAGATACCATACATGGCTGCTCCATATGAACTAAATCCATATAGCTTCTTTGGTGTAGGTATTGCAGAGAATATGGACGATACACAGACATTGATGAATGGTTTTATGCGAATGGCTGTGGACAATGCTGTAATGTCAGGTAATCTGCTTATAGAGATAGATGAAACAAACCTAGTTCCCGGACAAGACCTGAGTGTGTATCCCGGAAAAATATTTAGAAGACAAGGGGGCGCTCCCGGACAAGCTATCTTTGGTACAAAGTTTCCAAACGTAGCCAACGAGAACATGCAACTGTTTGACAAAGCCAGAGTGCTTGCAGATGAAAGCACAGGACTGCCAAGCTTTTCTCATGGACAAACTGGTGTATCAGGTGTAGGACGAACTGCATCAGGTATATCTATGTTGATGAACGCAGCAAGTGGTGGTGTAAAGAATGTTATAAAGAATGTAGATGACTATTTACTAAGACCACTAGGTGAAGGGTTGTTTAGATTTAATATGCAGTTTGACTTTGATAAGAATACTAAAGGAGACTTAGAAGTAAAAGCTCGTGGTACAGAAAGCTTGATGGCAAACGAAGTGCGTAGTCAGAGACTCATGCAGTTCTTACAGATATCAAGTAATCAAGCTCTTGCTCCTTTTGCAAAGTTTCAATACGTAATAAGAGAAATAGCTAAGTCACTCGACTTAGACCCCGACAAAGTAACTAACAATATGGATGAAGCTGCCTTACAAGCAGAGATCATGAAAAAGTTTCAGCAACCCCCTGAAGCACCCAAGCCCCCTGCAGGAGCAGACGCACAAGATCCCACAGGAGCAGGTGGTGCAACGATAGGTACAGGACAAGTGCCTTTACCACAGGAACAAGGATTTACAGGAAATGGACAACAACAACCAAATCAACAACCTACAGGACAAGCTACTCAGCAAACTCAAGCCCCTAGTCAACAACAAGGACCAGTGGGACAGCTTCAGTGATTACGTAAATTATCTTATAGCACAGAACCACGCAGTTATGGAGCAGACAAATGATCTAGTTATACTGCATAGATCTCAGGGTGCTATATTGATGCTAAGACGATTGCGACAACTAAGGGATGCAGTGAATGCTAACGGAAAGGGCTAAACTATGAAAGAACAAATGGAACTCTTCAATGAAGGTGGCTTACGTGATGAAGGTGGTACAGTAGAACCTGAATCAGGTAATGAAGTACCGTCAGGGTCTTTGCAAAAAGAAGTAGCTGATGATATACCTATCTTGATTAGTGAGGGTGAGTTTGTTTTTCCTGCTGACGTTGTGCGATATGTTGGACTTGAAACACTTATGAAGTTGCGTCAGGATGCCAAGCAAGGCTTGAAGATGATGGAAAAGATGGGGCAGATGGGTAATCCTGAAGAAGCAGAGATACCTGACGATATGCCTTTTGGTATGGCAGATCTTATAGTTATAGGATCTGATGACGATAGTGAGGAAGAAGAAAAAGATGATCCTGATGTAAAAAAGATGCAGACAGGAGGGCTTTTAGATGATCCACGTTTTCAAAGACCTACTGGTGGTGAAACACCTACCATAGGAGATGAGGATAAAAAAGAAATAGAAGATGCCCTATTAAATACTGTGTATGGAACAATAACTATGCGTAGGTATGTTAATGCTGATGGCGTAGTGAAGTACATTCCATTTATAGGGGATGAACCACAGATGGCTATACCTGAAGGATTTGAATTAGATAGCTCTGCTCCTACACCAACAAACACTACGGTAACAAGTATTTCAGACGGTGGTAATGATGACAGCCCTAGTGCTACACCTTATAGTCAGTTAAATCCTAACCTAAACCCATTTAAAGATCAAGGAACTGCAAACTTTAATATTGATAATTTAGATTCAAATCAATTAGTAGATTACTACGGTTCATTCTCAAGTCCCTTGAATAGATTTTTAAGTGTGGGTGTAGGTATGCTATTTGGTGGAGTACCTGCTTTGGGAATAGCTACAATGCAACAGTTTGCCCAGACTAAAGGACCAAATAGTTTACAAGCCACAGAAGCCAAGATAGCTGAGATGGTAAAGAATGGTGAAATATCTGGAGATCTTTTAGATAAATTAAAAGCTTTTCAAAAAAGAGCTATAGAAAAAGGCACAGGTCCTAAAAGTTTTTTGAGCAAACTAATAGGCAAAGTAGCAAAAGGAGATACAGCTAAAGTAAATACTCTTACTAATGCCATAAACAAAGGAGATGTTTCTACTGTAACTAATACATCATCAGCATCTTCACAAGATAAAAATTTATCATCTGATAATATTTTATTTGATATAAATGCTATTAAAGAAAATATGGATATAGATTCGTCTGAGCCTGAAACACAATTTCTTCCTGCATCAATAAAAAACTATAGAACTTATACATCTTCAGATCGTTTAGACGAGATAGGTCAGTCATACGGATTTAAAAATCAACAAACAGGAGAGTATGAAAAATATAACCTACCACAAACATTAGGTGTTACACAAGCAGATGCATTTCAAGCAGAAGTTCCTTATGAACAAAGAAGTTATAGTCAATTAGGAAAAAGTCCTCTTGATCGTTCTGTTACTGCAGATAGAGCAGAGGTAGAAGAAACAGATAGGCTGATAGCAGGAGGTAAAAGATTAGCGGACCTAGAGTTTGGTGAGTTTGGAGAAAGTAGAGGAGAACTTCTAGATACAAAAAACTTAGAGTTAGCCAATCCATTAGGCAAAGGACGATCTGCATTACCCTTATTACCCGATATGAGTAGTTTTAAAGAAAAACCAACAGAGAATAAAACTCAAACAACTAAAAAAAGAACAAGAAAAGCTGATCAACCTAGAACAGGCATACTGCCTAGACGAGGAGAAAGATTTCCTGATGTAGGCTTAGACAGACCATCTAAATTTGGACAGACTAGAGTTGATGATTTTCTATTGGGTGTACAAAGAGATGACAAAGGTAATGTTTCAAATCTTACAGAACAACAACAAAAAAATATACGACAAAATGTACAAGAACAAGAAAACATACGACAAAAATTAGATCAAGAAGATAGGGAAAGACAGTCTCGTGGCTTTGGTCCTATGGGTGTACAAGAAAGATTTGACAGACAGCAACAAGAATTTACAGGCTTTGATAGTCAAGGTAACTTTTTAGGGGGTGCTAAAGGTGGCACATTCTATGTAGGTGGTGTACCCACCAAACCTATGAAGCCCCAAAGATTAAAGAAAGGTGGTTTAGCTAAACCCAAAGTTAAACCCAAACGAATGAAGAAGGGTGGACTAGCTTCTAAAAAATAAGTTCACAATATGTTGGCTACCTAACTCCCCATCTAACATGGCATACAGTTAGCCCTAACGAAAGGTAAGTAATATGGCAGAAGCAGAAGTAATGGTGAAAGATGCAACACCAAAAAAAGTAATGGCATTAGCATCTCGTAAATATTCAAGAGATGACAAAATTCAAAAGGATCAAGAAGAGTTAGATAAACTCATTGCAGAAAATAAAGGAGAGGTAACCGAAGAAGTTCAGGAAGAGCCAGAGCCAACCTCTGCAGAGGAAAAAACTTTTAAGAAACGCTATGGTGATCTTAGAAGACATACTCAACAGAAAGAAGCTGATCTGCAGGAGCAGATAAATCAACTAAGAGAACAGCTTGACAGTGCAACTAAAAAACAAATAAAGCTTCCAAAGTCAGACGAGGACATCGAAGCATGGGCAAAAGAATATCCTGATGTAGCAGGTATAGTAGAAACTATAGCTATTAAAAAATCCAAAGAGCAATCAAAAGAGCTAGAGGACAGGATTCAAAAAATAAATGAGATGCAGGAATCAGCTACGAAGGAGAAAGCTGAAGTAGAACTACTAAAGATTCATCCTGACTTTGTGGACATTCGTGAAGATGATGACTTTCATAACTGGGCAGAAGAGCAACCACAGTGGGTGCAAAAAGCTTTGTATGAAAATGATGACGATGCTAAATCTGCAGCACGAGCTATTGATCTTTACAAAGCTGATAGAAATATTGGCAAAAAGAAAACAAGTTCAAAGGACGCAGCATTAGCTACAAATCCAAAGTCAACACGAACTAAACCTCAGACTAACGAGGAGTCTACATATTTAAGAGAATCTCAAGTACAAAAGATGTCATCCCAAGAATATGAAAAGAGAGCCGATGAAGTTATGGAAGCTATACGCACAGGTAAGTTTATCTATGATTTATCAGGTTCTGCTAGATAAAAAAGTTTGACATTTAAGAATATATGCATATAACTATGTATAGTACATAAATATACAGATAGCCCCTTTATGGATTACCTATATGTATATTACATCACAAACGACAATGCGATGAGAACAACCTAGTTTAACTAGCCCAGAGTGTACATCTGCACCTAGAACTAAATTAGCCCCTAATCTGTAATTGTAATTTGTATCTGTGACCCTGAAAAAGTAAGGAGGATTAACTATGGCTTTTTCAACCGCTGCAGGTTACGGCAATTTACCTAATGGTAACTTTTCGCCAGTAATCTATTCCAAACAGGTACAGCTTGCTTTCCGTAAGTCATCTGTTGTGGAAGGCATCACAAACTCTGATTATTTTGGTGAGATTAGTCAGATGGGTGATACCGTTAAAATTATCAAAGAGCCTGAGATTACTGTAAAAGAGTATGCTCGTGGCACAACAATCACACCTCAGGACTTGGACGATGAGGACTTTTCTCTAGTCGTTGACAAAGCAAACTATTTTGCATTTAAAGTCGATGACATTGAGGAAGCTCATTCACATGTCAACTTCCAATCTTTAGCTACTGACAGAGCAGCTTACAGACTTTCAGATCAGTACGATCAGGAAGTTCTAGGCTACCTCTCAGGGTATAAGCAGTCAGCATTACATGCAAGACCAGACACAGTAAACGATGCTGTATCAGGTTCTGTAGCTGTATCAACTGCTTCTACAGACGAGCTACTTGCATCTATGCAGGTAGATGCTGAAGACTTCAACGGTGGTACTTCAGGCAACTCTATTGTTGTTCAGCCAAGAGGTATGGGTGACGGTGTTAATACAACAACTGCACATGCTACACCTCTAGCTGTTATCAACAGAATGGGGCGAAAGCTTGACCAACAGCACGTTGATAAAGAGGGAAGATGGCTTGTAATCGACCCAGTCTTTGCTGAATTGCTAAAAGATGAAGACTCCAGAATTATGAATGGTGACTTTGTATCTTCAAAGGACGAACTCAAAAATGGGATGATCTTCAGCAACTTGCATGGCTTCAAAGTATTCATGTCAAACAACTTACCTGAAATTGGTAATGGTCCTACAGGAGCAACTGCTACTGGATCAAGTCACTTTGGGGTACTTGTTGCAGGACATGGTTCAGCAGTAGCCACTGCAGAGCAAATCAACAAAACAGAGACATATCGTGACCCTGACAGCTTTGCTGACATCGTCAGAGGTATGCATCTCTATGGACGTAAGGTATTACGACCTGAAGCACTTACTCGTGCTATATATGTATCTAAATTCTAAGGGAGGTAAATCATGGCTACAATTACAGCAACTCTTGCAAATACTCATGGTTCTTCTTCTCGTGGAAGACAACCATATTATGTGCAACAAATAGTTGACCTAACAGCTAACAGCATTAATCCTAATGGTGATGTAGTACAGGTTCTTACTGTACCTGCTAACACCAAAATTATGGCTGCAGGCTTTCAGGTAACTAAAAGTGCAACGCAAAATACTGGTACTGACGCAACAGCCATTCTTGGAACTGCTGTGGATGACAACGAGTATGTTGCAGCATTTGATATTGATGGTGCATCCGATGGGGCTTATGCTCCATGTGCTACTCCTGCAGGTGAAGTAGTTATTACTTCTGCAGACACTTTGGATTTAACACTAGCAGGGGGAGGAGCATCCTTCTCAGCAGGTGAAATCAGAGTGTATGCTGTCCTAATGGACGTTAGTGACATCGGTGAGATGGAAGCTGACGAAGTTGGCAGGGATCAACTCGCCTAAAACTAAAACTTAGGGGGCAAGTGTAACAGGATTGACTTGCCCTCTATTTTAACATAAAGGAATAACAATGGCAGATACAGTCACATCGCAGACAATACTCAATACACCTTACAGATTAGTTATGAAGTTTACCAACGTAAGTGACGGTTCAGGAGAGAGTGCCGTTAAGAAAGTAGATGTAAGTGCATTTACTGCAGGTGAAAAGGGTGCTACATGCACAGGTGTAACAATAGACAGAATATATTACACACTTGATGGAATGAAAGTACAACTACTTTGGGAC